ATTTGCTGATAGGCTTAATTTAAGTTGAGAAATATCGAAATATCTATAACTCGTTTGAATTACACCATTGAGCCAACTTTCACGGCGGCGTACACGGCGTTTTAGGTGCGCATAATGTATATTATTGTTAACGGGGCCAATTTGGCCGGTCGCCTGTGCTGGCTTTGGCAGAGCGCCCCCCACAACAAGCATTAAGCACAATGCACCCGCAGCCAGCTTCTGTGCAATCTCGTGGAAAGTGTTCGATATCTGTGGACATTTTGACCGCTTGGCGTGCATCTCTAATGCGATAACGCCCTCTGGTAGTTCTAACAACTTATCTATTCTCGCAGCGAGATCGTCGTCGATAGTATTTATACCGCAACGGTAATTACTGAGCCTTGTTCTGGAAATCCCTAAGAATTTTGCAAGTTTGTAATCTGATGGCAGGTTATGGCGCTTTTTCAGTTCGTCAAGAATTACGCTTACATCTGAAAAGTCGTTCATGATCGTTTTTCCATGGTGATGGTTATATGTGTTCAATATAGCACTACGTCCAGCGCCTTTGAAGTGTCAGAGCCTCTGGACACGTCCAAGGTGTCTGGTCTAGTATTTCCCCATGAAGCCAATCTCGGCTTCTGCCCATGGTGATGGGGAGGCGGCCTACAGGTAAGTCGGATCATAAGCTCCGGTCTATAGGCCACCGACTTACTTGTCCCATTGGCTAATCATTACCAGGGGATAAATGACGTGTCTGATTCTCAAGACCAGAAAGAAACAAAAACATCAGGTGATTTAGTTAATCAATCAATGGAGCCTATCGAGGCAATTGCGTTGGCAGTACATAAGCTAGGTGTAGCCGTTGAAATGAGTAAAGCTGTTTCATCTGAGCGAGTCAATCTTGTGACTGATGCTTTGCAATTGGTTAAACCATTAACGCCGCAACTCGAAGACAACAAAGACGACGAATAAAAGTCGTTAATAAAAAAGCCCTGCCAATTTGGTTGGGCTTTTTTGGTTTCTACATCACCAGTAGGGGAGCTCTAATGAATTTTGAAAATATCGAATTAGTACCAGCCCAGATTTTATCTGACAGATACGGATATTGGATTGAACGTGCCTGGAAAATGGCTAATACGCCGCCCGATCATTTGAATAATCTGATGGGGTTTAAATTGTTACTACTGCTTAGAAGTTTGTTGAATGCATCTTCAGAGCTTTATGAAGATGTTGATTTTTTAATTGATATTTTGTGTGGAGAACCCTCATGAATTTTTTACTTCGTATTTCATTTAAGCCGGACACCATTTCTAGCTCGTCACATTTCTGCGTCACTCAACAAGAAGTCGATTATTTAATTAACGAATATAAAAAAGTTTGTGACTGTCAGGTGATGGTTTTTAAGTTGAGAAGGATTACTTAATGAAATTATTCACTGAGCCGTACTTCATTAATTCAATGGCCGCTATTTTTATTTGCATTGTCATTGGTGCCATTCTCGAATTGTTTATGTGGCTTTGATATGGCCGTTAATAAGAAAAGAAAAGTAATAAAGAAAAAGAAAAAATCTCACGTTCATAAATGGTCTTATTTTGGTGGTGTGTGCAAGTGCACTGTTAAAGGTTGCAAAAAATATTTGCAACCAGGTGGGAAAATAACCACTAAGCCATGAATCAATCCACTGATTTATTTAACCAGCCTATAGACCCCCTTCGGGATTATAAAGAAGATCACCCGTATTCGTTTGGTGTCGATAGCATACTGGACATGCCTGAGTATTTAATGCGGGAACTGGACAGGCAGCGCCAATATGAAGATTTACAAGTTGAAGATATCAACCTTGAGTTTGACAACCCAGAAGCTGTAGAACTCTATGACGCGATAAATAAAAACGTAGAAGAGTGGGCGCTAAGTTCTGATAAACGTCGAAAGATAGAACGACAAATAGCGGCTTATATCCGTGGCAAGGTTGCGCCCCTGGGAATCATTCACAACGCGAATGAGATAGCCGATAAATTAGATTCATGTCGCCTTAAGGGAATTGTCGGTGTTCACCCTGAAGGCAAGAAAATATTCCAGTGGCAATATAAATGCGGCCTAAATAAATTATGCCCGGATGAGGCAAAGTCCGAACAGCAACGATTATCTAAACGCTACATGCCCGCGGTTGAAAAATGGTTAGACGGTAATCGTCGCCGTACTTTCCAATATGGCGTATTCACAATAAAAAATCCTGCACCTGGTGAACTACACGTTGCCATTCGCGATATCTATAAACGCTTTGCGGCCATGCTAAAGCACAAATCCTGTGAAGCAGTAAAAGGTTGCCTGGTTACATTGGAAGATCCACTTAGCCAGGTGTACGACAACGACACCGGCGAGATCACCGGCGAGTACTCCTGGAATGTTCACCTAAACGTCATGTTTTTAATTGACGGCCACTTTGATTGGGAAACCGTACAGCGTGAATGGGGTGCTGGTATTCGCTTTCAGTCTGCCCAGGACATGACGAACTTGGCTAAAGCCAGAGGTAGGGATACTGACAGACGCTCTGTGCTGCTCTCAGCGTTTCAGGAGCTGCTGAAGTACTCCGTTAAGCACCTCACGGGCGATGGTGGCAAGACAAAGACCGTGGACGGCGTGCAACGGGTATCTATAGGCATGGTTGACTGGCCTGCGATGCGGTTTGTGGAATGGTGGCAGGCCCACCATGCCTATAGGCGTACTAGATCGTACGGAGCGCTCTTCAGGGTCGATGACGATCATGAGCGCCTGGACATGTCACTAATCCAGTGGATTGGCACTGTAGGTTATGACACGCAGGATAATCGCTACTCTGTGGCGGTGAATCGGGGTTCCTCTATTTTCTTGATAAAGGAGAATAACTCCACATTTTTAAATCACCAAAAAAGGGCAAATAATCACAATAACTACCCGGGGGAATCCGCTACATGACTTCACATATCGAGCAAGTCGAAAATTTACAAAAAAGAGCCCAGGAACTGAAGAAAAAAATCCCCTTCAGTGTCAAGTTTCACCCTGACGTTAAAGCAGGCAACCAACTACAGGCTGAATGTTTTGAACTGATGTTAGACATGGCGGATTTACTCGATGATTTGATAGGTGAACGTAATGGCAAAAACTAAAGGTGGTAATCCAGTTATTGGCACGGTGTTATGCCGTGATCCTGATTGTACTGAAACAACCACGGTACACCAAATTCAGTCAGGCACTCGAAAAGATGAATTATATACACGTTGCCCAGAATGTAAGGCCAACCAGTCAGCAGGCGAGTTACTCCAAAAATACATCCACGAAAATGCCATTTTTCGAGAAGGCTTCGAGCATTTATCAACACAAAATGAGGAAGCTGAATCGCATGAAGAGCTGGAGACAGAAGCCGTTGAAGTGGAAGAAAATGAAGTACTCGCACCTGAAGAAACTAAAAAAAGTAAAAAAGGCTGGATTGCATTAGGTCTGGGTGTGGTGTTTGTGGGTGTCGGTGTTGTATTAGGGGTAAAGCCAAAATGAAAAGCAAATCATTAGAAGATATTGATAATGAACTTGAAGCAGAGCAAAAAGAATCTGAATCGGTTCAAGGTGAAATCATCACTAAACAACAAACTGAAGAGGATGATAAAAAATATAAAGAAGCATTAACCCAGGGCTACAACCTTATGGGCATGTTTTGTGGTGGCATTGAAAAACTATGGCCTTATGTGGGGTTTGGGAAAGATGAAAAGGAGGCGCAATTATTCTTTGATACAGGTGCCATAAAAATTGCCGATGTTTTAAAAAAATACGATACACCTGATGCGCCTGAATGGTATAAGCGTTGGAAAGAAGAGATAGCAGCAGCTCGGTTTTTTGGGATGGCCGGTGTGTCTGTTTATATTCAGGTTCAAGAGCATAAAAAAGCATTAGAAAAAGAAGAGAAAAAAAATAAAGGTGATAATGAAAATGAAAAATAAAGCAAATGAATCGTTGCCCAATCTTCATGCTATTTATTGCGGTGTTTCAGGTTCGGGTAAAACGCAAGCCATGGCGCAAAATCAGGTATTGAAAGGGAAAAATGTAAGGGCGTTGTTGTGGGATACCCACCAAAGTTTTAAAGCAGAACACTACAATAATATACCTTCACTTATTAAGGCGTTGAGAGCGGCGGAAAAAAGAAAAGGCGGATATCGAATTGCTTACAATGGCATTAAAACACCTGAAGCATTTGAAAAACTCTGTGAATTGGTTTTGTCTGAAGAGTGGCTAAATGCAGATAAGCAAAATGTATTTGTCGTTGATGAACTAGCCAGCGTTTCAAGTGCTATAGGTAAAGATACCAGTAATTTTGGCGATATATTACGTGAAACCAGAAAGTTTAATATCGTTGTTTTGTGTTCTGCTACCAGTGCGGCCGAGATACCTAAAACGGCATTTAAAAATTGCATGACAAAAGTCATCGGTGCCCAGGGAAGTAAATCCGATGCGCAAACAATGGCCGATTTGTTGTTGATTAAGCCAGAATTATTATACGATACTGAGCTAGAACCACTGACTTTCTGGTTAAAATTGCCTGGAAAGCCCGCAGTGAAGTACGATGTAAAATACAAAAAACCACCGTTATAAAACTAATTTTGGCCTATAGGCCAAACACCCAAAAAAGGGAGCCTTCGCGCTTCCTTTTTTTGTGCCTGTGAATAAAGCTTTTTAGCAGACATAAGCAATAAACGAATTCAGATACAGGTATAAAAAAATGATTCAAGACCTAAAAAATAATATCGACAAAACCACAGTAGTCAGTGTGGTGGTCGGCACGATGGCAGCTAGTTTGCTGTTATTCGGTTTAATGAAAACAGGCATTAAGCCTATTAAGACAGTCGCAAAAGCAGCGGGGGCAAAATAATGTCATTTGTGAATTTACCAAACATTAACAATGCATCAGTCGGTGCAGTCGGTGCCTCTATTGTCATTCCAGTGGGTGAATCCATTAACAGTGTGCAGATGCTTATCACTGGCGCAACCGATGCCCAGGTAAAAAACATTCGTGTGCAAGCCGATGGAAAAACCTTCCAAACATTTAAAGACCTGGTTGAACTAAAAGCGATCAATGACTTTTACGGCAGACCACAGTCAGGTAATTACAAGACCATCTGGGCAGAACGTCCAGAGCTAACGCGCAGTGAACGCCGTTTAACATCATGGGGTACGGCGGACATTAAAAAGCTGGTGATCTTGTTTGATGTGGATGCCGCAGCAGTTGGGCCGTTTGCTATTACGGCCCGTGCAGATACCAGCATTAATCAGTCGATGGCATTAATCACTAAGATTGTGCGCCATCCTGTGCCGGTTACGGCAATCGGCGAGTTGGTGATAGATAACATTCCACGCTTCGGCATGATAGCGGCCCTTCATTTTGGCAAGGCCGATGTAGATAGCGTTCGCCTGGTGCGTGATCGTGTAGAAGAAATTGATTCTACAAAATTAGACCTAAACGAGTTTTTAAAGGCTTATGACCGAGTGCCACAAGCCGCCGGTTATACGCATGTGGATTTCACTATGAAAGGCTACCTTTCGGAGTCATTCGAGGTGCAGACCTATGCCGCTGTGAACGGCCAGCCAGAAAAGCCGGTACAGGATGTACGCGCACACGTCGAGGTCGGTTCAGTGGGCACGGGTCAAATCGAGCTAATTACGGAATACATCGACAGCTTAAGCGGCGCTTAGCAGGGGTTTATTATGTCAACTATAAGCGATTTATTAGAGTTTGCAAAAGTGCGGGAATTGGAAAAAATACGCAATCCGCGTGTAGTGCAGACCATTAAACAGGATCAAGTGCCGCTTGATAATAATGCCCTGGCTCAACAGGCCAGCGAAAAAAATGCAACACCATCAATAACCGGATTTATGGATAAATTTCCAGGTGGTCGAAATGCAGTATTTGCAGTCGGTGGTCTATTGTTAGCCGGTGTTATTTATAAGAAGGTTTTATAAATGGCTGGCCCATCATTAGCAACCGGCGCTATTAAAGGGAATTCAGGCACAGGTGGCTCGCTTGGTGATTACCAGGGCGGCGCTATATCCTTTGGGAATATGGTGTCGGGTGGTTCGGGTGGTTTCAATCCATTTGCAAAGCCAAGCGCGGTACAAAGTGTTGCCAGTAATCCATTGAACCTGGTCATTATTGGCGGTGTTTTAGTCGGTGCGGCGTGGATTTTAAAACGCAAGTAGTCCAGGTTCATCAGTGGAGCAAGGAAGCGTCCGCCGGTTTATCTATTGCGCTTGATGGAAGTCAGGCGCAATACATAAACGAAGTCAATAACGGTATCGCTCAACTCTATAAAATCGGCCTCAATTCATGGGCCATTTTAAGAATTGAAACACTCATTAAAACGGGTGAGTTGGTGTTAGTGGGGTGTTGTTATCAAGGCGAAAATTATCTTGAATTTTCAAAATACATTATTGAAAAAGCCAAAAAAACCAACATAAAAATGATTCGAGTTCACAGTAAGAGGCCGGGCATTGGGCGGTGGCTAGTCAATAATTTAGGGTTTCATATTGCAGAAAAAAACAATATGGAAACCATCTACAGCTTAAAGGTATAAACATGAGCGGCGGGTCAAAACAAAGAACTAGCACGGTAAATAATATTGATAGTTCGACCAAAAATCAAAGCGGCGAAATTAATTTTGCTGGCGATGTGGGCAGTGGTAATACACTAAACCGTGTAACCAATACCACTGTTACTGATAACGGCGCGGTGAATAAAGCCCTGGAATCCTCGGTTTTAAACACTGAAAAAGCTTTTAATTTTACGACTAGTGCATTGAAATTTGATTCAGAAAAAAGCGCCCGTGCATTTGAGTTTGGAAACAAGTCAGTAGATGGGGCATTTAGCTTATCGAAATCCATAAATGATAATTTAACAAAAACAAACAAAGACAATTTATCGTTTGCAGAAAATAATGCAAAAGACGCCTATAAATTCTCAAGTGAGTCGGCCAGTAATTCATATAAAGTAATAGGTGATACAGTCGGCGGGGCGTTTAATTTAGCTAAAATATTCAGCGATAACACCTTGAAAACCAATAAAGATGCGTTGTCATTGGCGCAAAATAATGCGCGGGATTCCTATAATTTTGTTAGAACATTAAAGAACCCAGGCGTTGAAAATGACAGCCAAAATTTTCAAGCACTGGTGAAATGGGGAGCAATATCAATAGCCGGAATTGGTTTAGTTTTAATTTTTAAAGGTGCTAAGTAATGGCAAAACAAAAAGTATTTATAAAAGCAAATAGCTTTACCCGTGCCGGTTTTAGTGCGCGGTATTTGTTTGTAAAAAATCTCAATGTACCAGGTGCAGAATTCAGAATCCAATACTCAGTAGCTGGTGAGCAGTTCGAAGATGAATTGGACAAAGGCGCAAGTATCGCGGGGCTACCGGATTTAGTATCGAATTGGGTTTTTTATAATGATACCGCAAACGATTTGGTCATTGATTTAAAAATAGGTAATACATATTACCAAAAAAACGAGCTAGTAGGGGATGTAAACGCACTGGTTAGAGATGCAAATTTAACAGAAGATGGAATGCAGTTTTTTGCGGGTGATAATGCGCAGGCGGCACCCGCTGCATTTTCTTCTGTTTGTCTGGTGAATTTATTAGGCTCTATCAATAATGTGTTTATAAATCGCATTAAATTATGGTCTATCGGTGGTGATGCAAGTTTTAGGCTGATAGATGATTTTGCCACTGATGGAGAAGCGGCCTATATCGGTTTGCTAAGAAAATATGCCACCAATAAAGACCTGAAAGCGCCGCCAAGTTCATACACACAAGTCGGACGCGATGGGTTTTCAGCGACTATTCAGGGTGTTGGGTTAAATAACAATAATATTTTGTCCTCTAGCACTGGCGAGCCAACAGAAGTTACATACAATAATAGCCCAATTAAATTGTCGCCGAATCAGGCGTTAGTAATATCGGGTAATGCAGTGAATACAGAGGTTGCAGCACTTTTTGATTTTTCGGAAAAAAAAATTTAGCTGACCTGTCACTTTTTTATGATGCGGCTTTTTTTTATTATAGTGGAAAAGCTCTAAATACTGAAAATCCACGTCAGAGTGTTGATTTGTCTTACAATCTTACGTGGCTAAAAGGCTCAAGTTTTACAGTTAATCAAGGTGATCATGTATTGATTTTTATGGCGGGTATTCCATCACAATCAGGCTGGAAATTAACCAGTGATTTGTCAAGTGCAAATACTTACCCATCTGGAAATAATAAGCAGTTGCATTGCTCCGCGCATGTTGGTTTGTTGGGTGATCCTAGCGGTGAAAATATGACAGTTGCATACAGTATGGGTTTTGAGCATCGGGCATCTATTTTTTATTTTGATCGTGAAAATAAGCGCATAAGAACGGCATTAAGCATTGCGGATTTAAATTCGCCTTATTTGTGCGAGTTTGATTCAATTGTTTCAACGGAAACAACGCACGATGATGTGCTGATGGGTGATGTTGTAATAAATGATTTAGCAATGTCTAATTTTTCTGAACGTGGAGATGTATTTATAATGAAGTGGAGCGCAGGAAATGCACCGCCTATAGAAACAATAGAGGCTTACATGAGATCGTTGTGGGGTGAGTGGGCGTTTTATAATAATTTTAAAATACATGAAAATTTATTGTAAATAATAATGACAAAAATATTAATTACCTTTTCATTACTGGGAGCGGGTTTTTTTTTATATATGAAAAATAAAATGCAAATATCACAAGCGGGTATTGATTCGCTAAAACAGTTTGAAGGCTATAGCGCGGATAAGTATCAAGATGTCGCGGGATTATGGACGATTGGTTATGGGCATTTAATAAAGCCAGGCGAAAACTTTGAAACCATCAACGAAGCAACCGCAGAAAAACTGCTAAGACAAGACATTGGCATTGCAGAGCGAGCCGTGAATGAACTGGTAACAGTGGATTTAACCCAGGGGCAATATGATGCCTTGGTGAGCTTCGTCTATAACGTGGGCGCGGGTGCCTTTAAAAAGTCCACGCTACTACGAAAACTCAATATTGGCGATTATGTTGGTGCACTTAATGAGTTGCCGCGCTGGAATAAAGCAGGCGGCAAAATTCAGCAGGGGCTGGCAAATCGCCGAGTACATGAACAACAACTCTTTTTAGCATAAGGAATTATAATATGAATTGGTTTACAGAGCGTTTAAAAGAGCCGTCAACCTGGCGTGGTCTAATTATGATTATAACAGGCGGCGCGAGTGCAGCCATGCCACCAGAATTAATGATGCAGGTAGTGACAACCGGCCTTACTTTGTCGGGCGTATTGGGCGCGGCAACCAAAGGCAAATAATGCTTACAAGCAAGGGGTAGGGCATGGCAGTATGTAAAGGCAGAAAAGCGAATGGGCAAATTAAAAAAGGCTACAGCTTGAGCAAAAAAAAAGGTGTAATCAAAACAAATAAAAAACGTAAACGCACCAAAGCGAAAAAATAATGCCGAGTATAAAAAAAACGGCCATGCTCGCCGGTGCTATAGGGGTTATCTATATCGCTTATCGTGCTAAACAGGAATTAACGCAAGTGGTAACGGAAACCGTCAACCCTGCCAGCGAGAAAAATATTATTTATAGAAATACCCCGCAAGTCGTTAAAAATGGCCTGTTTAGTTTTTGGGGTGCATTGGACAGTGTAGGGATTTTGCCAAAATGAAAAATTTTATAAAAGGCTTTTTTAGTGTGTCGGCAAAAGACTTAGGAAAAGAGGTGGCGCTCGCAGGGGTGGCCGCCTTGTTTACATTTGGGGCTGGCTATTACCTGAAAAAGAAGTTTAACCAGGATAAACAATAATGGAAATATTCTCATACCTGGCCGCAGGTGGTGATGTATCAACCATAGTCCTGGTGTATCTGGCCTGGCGTTTTGATAAGCGGGTGTTTCACCTGGAGTTAATAAACGGGGTTAAATAAAATATGCGTGTACTAAGCACACGCATATCTATGTATTTTAAAATATGGTAATCAATACCTGGTGCAGCCATTCAAGGCCCAATTCAAACACCAGGGACAAATAAAATTTAAGCATGTTTTCCCCCTGTTATTTGTTTGCTAATCTGTTCATAGCTAACAGATTGATTAATGGGTTTTACATTGGCCGGCACCAGGCGCTTATAATCCACTATCGCAAGCTTTGCCCTTAATTGGGTATTCTCCCGTGTTAAATCATCACACTTCAATTCCAGCGTTCGCTTATAGCCATGATACAAGGTCATATCCATTAACATATTCGGTTTAATGGAATCGTGATTACAACTGGGTGCCGCATAATGAACAATCCCTTCATTGTGAACACGCCAGCCCACCCAGGCCGGTGACAGTAGATAGCCTGCAGCACAAAATGCCACTAAATAAATCCAATCCGGTGCATTGTTCTCGTTGCAATAGCGGCGAACCGTGCGCGTTGAAATGCTGCAAATGGTGGCCAATTCATCCCGTTTAATATTAATTTGATTTAAAAAATCATCAAATGACCGGTACTCAATGCCGGTGTTATGGCGTGTGAGTAAACTTTTTTTAAAAAAATTCATGCGCTATTTCCTTGGTTTTTATTATTGTTTTTGGTTACATCATTTGAATATGGTCATTTGCTGATAGGCTTAATTTAAGTTGAGAAATATCGAAATATCTATAACTCGTTTGAATTACACCATTGAGCCAACTTTCACGGCGGCGTACACGGCGTTTTAGGTGCGCATAATGTATATTATGTTAAATATATCTCCAGTGTTAGAAACATCCATTAATTAAACTCAGAAGTTGTTTTCTAATGCTGAACACTTACCTTTTCTCTATAGAAAGAACCCAGAGCAATCAGTATCAGTGTCTTTTCTATATGCGGTGCTCAGGCTTAGGCATAAAG